CCTCCTCGAGGTAGAGGAAAAATCCGCCGCTCAAAAGGCCGCAATCGCCGAAATGGTGGCCCAGCTTAACGAGGACGTTCCGAACCTCGGTCTCGCCTACGACGCCGCCACGGACTCGATCAACATGACGACCGAGGCCCTCGACGCCCTGGTCGAACGCGCGGCGGATCAAGAGGAGTACGAGGCCCAGGTCGCCCGCCTCTCGGAGCTTTACACCGAGCAAGCGGAGATAACCTCCCGCCTCGAAGAAGCGCAAGCGGCCCTTGCGGAGGCCCAGGAAACAGGCTCCGGGAATACCTGGACGCTCCAAAACAACATAGACGAGCTCACAACGGCCCTCGAGGACAATCAAGCGCAGATTGCCGCCCTCGAGGAGGAGTCGGCGGAGTTCGGCGCGTGGCAGGAAAAAAGCGCCCAGGCCACCGAGGAAATGACCTCCACTGTAAATGGACTGATCTCCGAAATGGAGGCCCTACAAACGGCCTACGAGGAGAGCCACGCGAAAGCGGTCGAGAGTATCGAGGGACAACTCGGGCTCTTTAATGATCTCGACGGCACGGCAAAAACCTCCATTGATAGCCTGATTGAGACCCTCAAGGGCCAGGTTTCCTATATGGAGACCTACGCCGCCAACATTCAAAAGGCTATGGAACTCGGCGTAGACGAGGGCCTCGTGAAAAAGCTCGCGGACGGCTCCGAGGAGTCCGCTCAGATCCTCGCGGCCATTGTCGAGGGCGGCGAGGACGAGATCGCGGCCCTGAACGAACAGCTCGCAAAGGTCGAGGAGGGTAAAAATGCCTTTGGAGATACCGTCGCCGAAATGGAGACGGATTTCTCCGAAAAAATGGCTGACATCGAGAAGCGCATGAAAGATTGCGTGGACGAGCTCGACATCTCCGTAGAGGCCGGGGCCGCGGGCGCCGCCACCATTGAGGGCTATATCGAGGGCGCCGAAAGTATGCGCTCCTCCCTGGTATCGACCTACCGATCCCTCGCCCGGGCGGCAAACAACGCCTATAAATCTACCCTGGACATTCATTCCCCGTCCCGCGTATTCCGTGACGACGGTCGGAATACGATCCTCGGCGCCATTGAGGGCGGAGAGGATATGCGGAGCCAACTCGAGCGGACGTATGAGTCCCTCGCAAAATCCGCGATCCGGGCCTATGAGCGGGCGCAACCGAAAGGCACAGAGGCCGACGCCGTCGCCGCCCAGCAGAGGCAGACCGCCGCGGTCGTCGCCGCGGCCACCGAGAAAGTGGGCGGCGGGGGCTCGACCTATCAATTCCATATCGAGAAAATGGAAGTCCGGGACGACCAGGACGTCGAGCGCGTGGCCCAAGAGCTCTATTACATGACGGAGCGGGAAAAAAGATCGAGAGGAGGCGGTAGCCTATGAGCGGATTTTCCTTTAAGGGCGTCCATAGTAGCAAATTCGGCATTTACACACAGGATCAAAGCCGGACACTCCTCCCGCCCAAGCGGGAGGGAAAAATCACGATCCCCGGGCGCTCCGGCTATTACGACGACGTCGGAGCGGTCTATAACGAGCGGGCCGAGAGCGTCCTTTGCTCGTTCGTCTGCCCGGAGGGAAAGACCGTCCCGGAGGTGTGCCGGGAAATTGCCTACTGGCTCTCAGGCTCCGGGCGACTGATTTTCGACCGCGAGCCGGACAAGTATTATCTCGCCAGATTGTCGGGCGGGCCGCCCATGTCTCAACACCTCAAATATGGCGAGTTTACGATCACATGGTCGTATAACCCGCCCTTTGCATTTGGAAAGACGATCACCGAGCCGCTCAAGAACGGCGAGAACGTGATCGACTACCAGGGGACGGCGGAGGCCCCTTGCGTGATCGTGCTCCGCAACACGTCGGAAACAGATATTTCAAACATAACCATTACAGCCATAAAAAGGAGTGTTTAATCATGTATGCTTGCGACTACCTGGAAAACGGCGTCCTGAACGTCCTCCGCGGCGTCACCTTTGCGGCCCCCGCGAAAGTCTACCTTGCTCTCTACCTCAACGACCCCGGCGAGGACGGGGCGAGCGGTACGGAGGTAAGCTATGCGGGATATAAGCGGATCGAGATTGATTTCTCCTCCCCCGCAGAGACAAACGGCGGTATCGGCGTCCAAAACCTCGAGGACATTACTTTCCCGACACCCGTCACCGCGGCGGGCACCATTACACACGTCGGTATTTTGGACTCCCTCGCGGGCGGCAATATGCTTTGCCGCGGCGAGCTCGTAGAACCCCTCGTAATCGGCGCCGACGAGCCTCCCGTGTTCCTTGCCGGAGACGTCCTTTTCTATCTCACGGGAAACCTCTCGAGAGCGTGGAAAACTAAGGTTTTGAACATTCTCCGCGGCCAGTCGATCCAGGGGATCGCGCCTTATTTCTCCCTCTGGAACGGATCGCCGGAGGCGGGCGGCTCCGAGCTCTCCGGCGACAACTACGCCCGCGCCGCGCTCACGTTCGGCGCCCCCGCGGAGCAGACCTCGGGACAGATTATCGCCCGGAACTCCGTCGCGACCGCGTTCAACCGTCCCTCTACGGCGTGGGGCACCTGGACACATTCGGCCATCTACTCGGCCTCCTCGTCCGGCGAGCCCGTGTATATCAAGGCCCTTGTCGAGTCGGTGGAGATCAAGAAAGGATATATGCCGACGATTGCCGAGGCCGCTATCGAGGTGGGGATTAACTGATGTTTGAGAGGAGATATAGCCTCGCGAAATTTTCCGTCAATCTCGAGACGAAAACAATCGAGATCGCGGAGACGTTCTCCGAGGCTTTGAACTCCGTCGCGGGCGTGGCGATCCCCGTAGACGTCCGCGAACGGTACGCCGACGCCGTCCAGGGCTACACCCGAGGGACGATCTCGGTCGTCTCCACCATGAGCGCGACCGAGGCCCTCTCCTCCGCGGTGAAAATGTCGGCGAACATTGTCGCCCGGTTTACGGCGGCAGAACGGCTCGCGGCGGAGGTGGAGGCAATAAAGAACCTCCGCGCCGCCCTGGCGTCCGCTGACAGCCTCGCGGCGGCGGTGCAGGGATCGAAGCATATCCCGACAATACTCGCGGCCTACGAGGCCCTAAACGCCAGCGGGAGCGCCTCGAAAAATATTTGCACCGCCTTTGTGGCGGCGGATATTCTCACGGCGATCATGGACGCCACCTCTCAGACGGCGGAGGTCGTGCTTATGCAAGTCACCATTCCGCCCGGGGGCGAGCTCCGGCTTGATAGCGACGTTTTCCTCGCCATGCTGGACGGGGAAAACGTGCTCTATGCTCAGTCGGGAGACTGGATCAACGTCTCGAGAGAGCTCCTCCGCCTGATCGTGGAAAGCGCGACCGGGGGCGATCTCGAGGGACAGATCATCTATACGGAGAGATATTTATGATTGAAGTATTCGACAAGACGCGGCGGCGCGTGGCGATCCTTGAGAACGCCTACGCGGCCTCCGAGTCGCAGAAAATCAACTCCGTGTGGTATTTCTATTTTTCCCTCCCATACGGAGACTCAAAAAACGAGTATTGTAAGCCGTTCTATTACGTCCGCCCGGACGGCGGGGAGCTCTATCGGATCATGCCGGAGACACTATCCGTCTCCGAGTCGGGCGGGGTTTCCTATCAATGCGAGCACGTCCTCGCGACACTGATCGACAATGTCCTTTTCGGCTACCATGTCGTCGGAAACCTGGGCGTCTACACAGCCGACGTGATCCGTTATATCCTGGATCACCAGCTCGTGAAAAATTGGGTGCTCGACGAGTGCGATTTCCGAAATCAATTTGAATACGGGTGGGAGCAAGAGTCGCTCCTCTCGGCGCTTTTCTCCGTCCTCTCTCCGCTCTCGTCCCCTATGATCGTCACAGATACCACCGTTTACCCGTGGCGCCTCTCCCTGAAAAAGCTCGTCACGACCGGGCGGCCTGAAATGTACGTCCGGCGCCGCTACAATATGACGAGCTACACACGAGGCCGTGATCCTCAGAATATCGTTACCCGGCTTTATCCGCTGGGCTACGGCGAGGGCATAAACCAGCTCAATATTAAGGGCGTAAACGACGGCGTCCCGTACATTCAGAGCCCGAAAGAAATCACGGACAAGTACGGGATCATTGAAAGGGTGTGGATAGATCGGCGGTATGAGGACGCGGCCTCCCTCAAGGCGGCGGCGGAGATCATGCTCTCAGAACTGCAAGAGCCGCTCGTTTCCTACTCCGTGGGTTTTCACGAACTCACGGCCTCGGACTATGATAAGGCCGCAATCGGAAAGCGCGTCCGTATTATCTTCCCGGAGGTCGGGGACTCCGTCGACACCTACATAACCGAGCTAACCAGGAAACGGGACGATTTGAAAGAGTCCACGATCACCGTCGCCAACCGGGAGACCTCTATCGCGGCCTCTCTGGCCGATATGGCGGATCGTCAGCGGATCGAGCAGACCTACGCCCAGGGCGCGACGCAGATTTACAGTCAAGCCCTCCAAGCCAACAGCGCCCCGGACTCCGGGGCGACAATGGATTTCTTTCTCCCCTCGGAAATGCGGATCGTGAATAAAGTTCTCGTAAAGGTACGTATAAAAAAGTTCCGCGCATACTCCAAGGCCACAGAGGCGGCGGAGAGTAAGACCATCACCTCGAGCACGAGCGACGAGGACACCCGGACGAGCTCGTCGGGCGGCAGAACCACCGCGACGACCACCTCGGGCGGCGGGACGTACACCTCCACCACCTACGAGGCGAAAAAGACGCTTACGGCGACCGCGGTTATTCTTTCCGCCGAAAACATCTATCCGACCGAGGCGGCCATGTATAACGCCGCGAAGCATAACCACGGCATACCCGACCGCGTAAAGCTGGCCGTTTACGGCGGAAAGGACGCCAACGGGAACGTGATCGCGGACGGCTACGCGACCTTTATCGAGTCCGGCGCCCACTCCCACGGAGAGCACGACCACGAAATCACGATCCCGCGGCACAACCACGAGGTAGAGATCGACGATCACTCCCACAAGGTAACGATCCCGGCCCATACGCACGATATTACGATCCCCGGCCATTCCCATAAGGTCACGATCCCCGGCCACGAGCACAAGATCACGCCCGGTATTTTCGAGTACGGCAACCCTCAGAATTTTTCCCTCTACGTCAACGGGGAGAAAAAGGCGGATTTCGCCGGGAGAAATGCCGAGCTCGATATAACGGCCTTTTTGGCAGGCTCGGACAACATGATCCCCCGCGGGAGCTGGCTATCGCTCGAGGTGAGGCCGGACGACCTCGCCTATATCAGTATCGACCTTATCGTCCAGGGCTTCATACAGTCCCGCGGCGATAACACAGTTTGACGGAGGTGCAACCCATGAAACCCATGTATTACGGTATTCCGTTCTCGCCTCAAGCCACCCTCACGGACACCATCGGCGCGGCGGACACCATCATAAAAGTCTCGGACGTCTCGGCATTTCCCGACGCTCCGAACTACGCCACAATCGGCACCGACGAGGGCGGCGAGACGATCCTCTATACAGCCAAGACGGCAAACGCCCTCTCCGGGTGCACCCGCGGCGTCGAGGGCTCCGCGAAGTCCTGGAAAGCGGGTGAGCTGATCGGTCGCAACTACACCGCGGCGGATCACGCGGCCATGATCGACAATATCAAAGATGCGGCCAAGACCGCGGAGGCGGACGGCGTCACCTTTGACGACGGCGAGACATTTCAGGAGAAATATAACTCCGGGGAGCTCAAGGGCGGCAGGGGCGACCGAGGCGAACAGGGCCCCGCGGGCCCGGGTGCGAATGAGATCGTCGTCACGCTTCCCGTGAGCGGGTGGTCGAACGGCGCTCAGACCGTGCAGAACGCGGGCCTCGTCGTCTCCGGCTACGGGTATATCATCACCCCCGACCCGGACAGCTACGGCGCCTATACCTCCGCCGTGATCTATGCGGACAGCGTCACCACGGAGGGACAGATCACATTCCATTGTGAAGAAACACCGACCGAGGCCCTCAAGGTATCGGTTATGAAAATCAAAGTGGAGGGTTAAATATGGGAAACGTGTATAACATGGTCGGCGGCGGAGGTGGGATCAAGCTCGTCTCGATTGCCGTCACGACGCCGCCCACGAAAACGAGATACCCCGCGGGAATGGTGGTAACGGCGACCTATTCCAACGGCGCCAAGCTGGCCGCCACGGGCTACGCCGTGGAGCCGAGCGGGCCTTTACTGGACGGCGTGACGAGTGTCACGATCCGATATACCGAGGGCGGAAAGAGCGTCACAGCCTCCCAGGCCGTGACCGTGATCCCGAAACTCGTCTCGATTGCAGTCACCACGCCGCCCACAAAGACGGCGTATCGCTACGGAGAGGCGTTTTCCACGGCGGGAATGGTCGTAAAGGCCACCTATACGGACGGGAGCACGGCGGCGGTAACGGGCTACACGACGAGCCCCTCGACCTTTACCTCCCTCGGGAGTCAGAGCGTCACCGTGAAATATACGGAAAACGGCGTCTCGGCGGCGGTGACAACGCCCGTCACCGTCTCCCGTGCAGTGATCTCCACAGTCCCGAGCCAGAGCGGGAGCCTCACCTATACGGGCTCCTCGCTCTCGCCGAACTGGAACAACTACAATTCGGCACAACTGACGCTCGGCGGGACGACGTCAGCCACGAACGCCGGAACCTACGCCGCGACCTTTACTCCGACCTCTAACTATGAGTGGAGCGACGGAACCACGGCGGCGAAGTCCGTAAACTGGACTATCGGCAAGGCCGCGGGCAGTCTGAGCATTTCCCCGACCTCCCTCACGCTGGACAGCTCGAACCCGACCAGGACGATCACCGTCACGCGGGCGGGTAACGGTACGATCTCCGCCGAGTCCAGTAATACCAGCGTCGCAACCGTCAGCGTGAGCGGGACGAAAGTCACGGTTTCCGGCGTCAATCAAAAGAGCGGCTCCGCGGTTATCACGATCAAGGTCTCCGCGGGCACCAACCACAACGCCCCCGCGAATAAGACTTGCAACGTGACGGCGGCCTTTGTCCGTATTTACGGCGTCACCTGGGACGGCTCGAGCACGACGGCCCTCACCAGGACGGACGACTCGGCCCTCTTTGCTGATCCCGTCCCCGCGGTGGGAACCGGGGCCGGGAGCTCTCCCTTTGATAACTGCCTCCCGTGGTCGGGCATGACAAAGGTAACGGACGGAAATAACACCCTCGTAAAAATCCCGAAATTTTGGGTAAAGGTGACGCACTCGCCCTTTAAGGTGCAGATCGCAGACCAGGCGACAGACGGTTTCCAGGTCTCCCCGGCCCACCGAGACCGCGGCGACGGCGTCGGAGAGCGCGACGTCGTCTATATTGGCCGCTACGAGTGCAATTCCTCCTATCAGTCCAGGACGGGCCAGTCTCCGAAAGTGAATACCTCCCTCTCCTCGTTCAGGAGCGGGATTAAGGCCCTCGGAACCGGATATTATCAAGCGGATTTCGCCTTGCAACTCACGCTTTGGTATCTATACCTCGTCGAGTTCGCGAACTGGAACGGACAAACCAAGATCGGGCGCGGAAACGTGGACTCCGGCTCCGTTATCAATACGGGCGGAACCGACTCCATGACCTACCACACGGGCCGCGCCGCGGGCACGGACGGAAACGTCGCGATCCAGTACCGCAATATTGAAAATTGGTGGGGAAATGTGCTCGAGTGGCGCGACGGAATTATTTTCTCCGGCGCGAATATTTGCACCTACAACAACCCGGCGAATTTCGCAGACACCTACAACGGCACGGGCGCCACCGTAAGAAGCAACACGCGAGCGACCTCGGGCGGGTGGATCAAGGCGTGGGGGCATGACTCCTCCGATAATTCCTTTATCTACCCGAACACGGTCGGCGGCTCCGACACGACCTACGTCCCGGATTATTGCTACTATTCTTCCGGCGTCCGTGGGCTCTATGTGGGCGGCAGCTTCAACTTCGGCCCCAGCGCGGGGCCGTTCTACCTCTTCGGCAGCAACGCGCCCTCCTTCACGAACTCCAACCTCGGCTCGCGGCTTCAAAAACTCCCCTCGGCGGCGTAAGCCGCCCGGGGGTTTGGGGGTCGCAACCCCCATAAAAAACCTCGCAATTTAGGGACTGGCTACGCCATGCGACCGGGGTCTCCGTTTTCCGGGCCCGGATTATTGCAACTATAACTCCGGCGTCCGTGGGCTCTATGTGGGCGGCAACTACAACAACGGCACCAACGCGGGGCCGTTCTACCTCAACGGCAACAACGCGCCCTCCAACACGAACTCCAACCTCGGCTCGCGGCTACTTATTCCATACCCGAAACTCCGCGTAGTCTTTTCCTCACCGCTCGGTGAAAATTTCGCCGCAGGGACACGGCCAAGTAAGCCCGATATGGATTTGAAAGGCCGTGAGGTGAATAAGAAAAATTATTTACGTCCGAAAGGCGACCACAGCATGAAAAATACAAAACGGATCGGGTATCTCATGGAGAAACTTTGCACCCGTGAGAACGCCCTTTTAGCAATCGAGGCAGTAAATGAGCCCCGGAAGAAGAATAAAACGGCTCAATGGGTGGAGAGCACGAAAGAGGCCCGGGCGGACGAGCTTTGCGAACTCCTACGGGATTTCCACCCGAAAAAGCCCCGGACATTTCCTCGCTACGACTCCACGGCGGGGAAATGGCGCGAGATCAACGAGCCCGCCCTATGGCCGGATCAATACGTTCACCACATGATCGTTCAAGTCCTGGCCCCTGTCCTCATGCGCGGAATGGATTTCTATTGTTGCGGGAGCATACCAGGCCGGGGCCCGCACCGCGCCCGGAAAGCTATTGAGAAGTGGCTCGAGAAAGACCAGAAAGGCACAAAGTACGCCGCCGAGCTGGACATAAAGAAATTTTATCCCTCCCTCTCTCCGCGAGAGGTTATGCGGTTTCTCCGGCGAAAGATCAAGGACGAGGCTTTTCTCGGCCTCATTTGGCGGATCATCAAGGACGGTATCAAGATCGGGTTTTACATTTCTCAATGGCTCGCGAACGCAGTCCTCGAGCCGCTCGACCACTATATCCGGGAAAAGCTCGGAGACGGCGTCCGTCATTACGTCCGTTATATTGACAACCTGACTATTTTCGGACACAACAAAAAGAAACTCCATCGGGCGATCCGGTCGATCATGGAGTTTTTGGGGAGAATGGGCCTCCGCCTAAAGGAGAATTGGCAACTCTACAACACCCGCAAACGCATGGTGAACGCGGTCGGCTACCGCTACAAGCGGGGCCTAACTCTGATCCGCAAGAAAAACCTCCTCCGCCTGAAAAGACAATGCACCCGGGCCCGGAAACGGATCGCGGCCCACCGCAAAATAGCGCCGATCCAGGCACGGGGAATTTTATCACGGTCGGGACAGCTAAAGCATTGTGCCGGGTGGAGCCTCTACGATAAGCACGTCCGGCCTATCGAGAAAACAATAAAGAGCGTCGTCCGGGAGGCGTCGCGAAAGGAGAGAATATTATGCTCGAGTACATGATCGGAACCACGAGACGGAACGGGAAAAGCCTCCGCTATCTCCGTATCAAGTCCGACGCCGAGATCGGCCTCACGGGCGACCTCGTCACATTCACGCAGACCCAGGAGGACAAGGTAAGCGTCTACGAGGTGATCGTCGGCGATCTCCTCCGCGAGGAGTCCGGCGACGGGCTCTTTTATCGGTGGTATGAGGTCGAGAGCGTCCTTGTCGAGACCGATCACACGCCACAGCTCGCGGCGGAGGTCGAGGACATGGCACAAGCAACCGTGGCCGCCTCTATCGTCTTTACCGTTATGGCCGAGGCGGGACAGATCGACGACACCACGGCGGCGGAGAACGCCTCGCAGTTTGCCGAATGGGCCTATCCCGTTGCATATAAGGCCGGAGCGATCCGCCTCCACGCGGGCCGCCTCTATCGTTGCGTCCAGGCTCACACCTCACAGGAGAATTGGACGCCGGACGCCGCGGCGAGCTTGTGGGCCGAGATCGCCGATCCCTCCGAAGAGTGGCCGAAGTGGGCCCAGCCCATCGGGGCCCATGACGCATATAGCGCCGGGGCCAAGGTCTCCCACTCTGAAAAGAAATGGACGTCCGATCTCGACAATAACGTATGGGAGCCCGGGGTTTACGGGTGGACGGAGGTTAAGGACCTGGACGCTATGACCGTCGCGGAGCTCAAGGAGTACGCCTCCGAGAACGGGATCGCGCTCACTGGCTTAACACTAAAGGCGGATATTTTAGCGGCGATCAAGACCGCCGAGGGGGTGACGGCATGACGGGCGAAGAAATGGCCGTAAAGCTGGCCGAGACGGAGGCCCGCAGTAAATCGAACACGCACAGGCTCGACCACCTCGAGAAAAGCACGGAGGCAATAAACCGCCTCGCGACCTCGGTCGAGGTTATGGCGAAAGAGCAGAAGCACCAAACGGAGGCGATCAAGGAGGTTAAAACCGACCTCTCCGATCTCTCCGGCAAGGTGGAGAAGATCGAAGCGGAGCCGGGGAACCGCTGGAAAACCCTCGTCGAGAAAGTGATCCTCCTCGTCACCGCGGCGGTGGTGGGCTACATATTGGCCCGGGTGGGGCTATGAGCGGGAAATATGAGGCGAAAACGCCCTCTCGTCTCTCCCGGCTCGTGAAGCGGATCGGGAAAATTCCTCACCTATTCGCAAAGGTGACAATCGCCTATTGTGTGGCCGCCGCCTCCGGGGCGAGCTGGTACGCGCTCCGTATCATGTCCAGGACGGGAAACGACCCCGCGGCCCTCCTGGGCGTGATCCTCGGCTTTTTCGGCGGCGAGCTCCTCTTGCTATGCCTGAAAACCGTCCTCAAAAAGGACGACAAGGAAGAACCAACAACAAAAGATTTAGGGGACACCGGGATTTGACCCGGGGAAAGGACTACACCATGAATGAAAAGATCATCAAGCGTATCGCAAACCTCCTCTCCGTGAAATCCATTGTCACGATCACCCTCACGGCGGTTTTTGCCTACCTCGCCGTTACGAACAAAATCGCGCAGGACTTTATGACCGTGTACGCCGTCGTGATCGCGTTCTATTTCGGCACTCAGACCCAGCGCGAACAGAGCGCCACGGACGGGACTCAGACCACCGAGGAGGGAAAGTAAATGAACTCGGCCGACTTTATCGCAAAGGCGCTCTCTATCGCCCGGGACTATAAGACCTCGTATATTTGGGGCGGCCTCGGCTCGCCGATCACCGACGCGAGCCTCACCCGGGCGGCGAACGCCTACGCAAAGAATACAGAAAAGGGGTGGATTGACGCCGCTCGCCGCTACGCCGGAAACCCCAAGGCGTTTTATTTCGATTGCGTGGGCCTCATTAAGGCGATCTTGTGGGGGTGGAGCGGGGATAGCGCCAGAACCTACGGCGGCGCCACCTATCCGACCATGAACCAGGTACTCGCGGGCGCCTGCCCAGACATTTCGGCGGACGGTATGATCTCGATTTGTTCCGGCGTCTCGACCGATTTCTCCGGGATCGCGCCCGGGGCGGCGGTGTGGACGACGGGCCATATCGGAATTTATGTCGGCGGCGGGCTCGCGGTAGAGTGTACGCCCGCATGGAAAAACGGCGTACAGATTACCGCCGTCGCAAATATCGGAAGTAAATCCGGGTACAACGCCCGGAAGTGGAAAAAGTGGGGAAAAATCCCCTACGTTACCTACGAGGAGGAAATCGACATGAGCAACGAAGAATTAAAGGCCCTGATCCGTCAGACCGTGAAAGAAGTCCTCGACGAGGAAAACCCTGTCTATAAGGACTTGAAAGACGTCCCGGAATACTGGAAAGGCGCCGCGGCGGCCTTGCTGGACTCCGGCGCCGTCAACGGCGGGACGCCGAAAGAGGTATGCGCGACCGACCTCAACCTCCGCAAGGAGACCCTCAAGGCCGCAATCGTGGCCGTCATGTACCACGAGGCCAGAGAGAAAGCATAACCCGAGCGGGCCGGAGGAAACTCCGGCCCTTATTTTTTCGAGCTATGGAGTATTCCCATAAGAACCCGAGGAAAATATGTTAATGTCAATTAGAATATTGGATATTACCATAGGAGGAACTCGGGCGAGTGAGAAAATTTCAATTTGAGGGCAAGGGGAACGTATCGGGCGACCGCGTCCGGGAGCTACGCCTCCGGGCCCGCCTATCACAAACAGCCCTCGCGGCGAAAATGCAGACAGAGGGCGCGATCATTGAACAAGACGCAGTTAGTCGGATCGAGAGCGGCTCTCGCCTCGTGACGGATTACGAGCTCCTCGTCCTGACGAGAATTTTCCACGTCTCCGCCGATTGGCTCATAGGTGCAGACAAAAACCCGCCCCGGGATTGATTTCCCGAGGCGGATATTTTTTGCAAAAAAACTATTGACATACTGCAAGCAGTATGGTATTATAATAAGCGAAAGGAGGATAAAGCATTGAGCAAAAAACGCAAAAAGAAAAGCGGCAACAAGGCCAAGCCGGACAGCTACATAAACCTTGTTACCGCGATCCTAAACCTCGTGATTGCCATTCTACTGCTGATAGAAAAGCTCACCGAGTAAAGGGCAGGGGGAGCAATCCCCCTCGCCCTTGCATAGTAACATGAAACGGGCTCAATGTCAAACCGTCATGGACACAGTCATTTATATTTTGTGCGGAGTGAGTATCACCCTCGCGGTATGCTCTATCGTTATCAACGTGAGGAGGCGGAAACGTGGAAGAAAGCAAGAGAAAGACTAAGACCTCGACGGCGGTAAAGTCGAGATACAACCAAAAAGCCTATGACGTGATTTCCGTCCGTGTGCCGAAAGACCTCGCGGCGGCATTTCGGGAAAAGTGCGACGCTGAGGGGGCCGTCCAGGCTCAAATTATCAAACGAGCGATAGAGGAATTTTTACAGAAATAAACCACGCCCCGCCCGGTCTACATGGCCGCGGCGGGGCTTTGATTTACCAGGAGGGTTTGGAAATGGGAGAAAACTACCAGCACTTGACTTGGAGAGAGCGCCTTATTATCGAGACACGCCTCAAAGATGGGTGGTCGAAACAGCGGATCGCCGACGAGTTGGGCCGCCATGTCTCCACGATCTACCGGGAGATCAAGCGCGGCCTCGGTATTCAGCGCACGACCGAGCTCATAGACCGGGAGTGCTATATCCCCGATATTGCACAAGCTCGGTACGAGGATCACTACCCGGACAAGGGGCCGGGTCTCAAAATCGGCAAGGATCACCGCCTCGCCCGATACCTCGAGGCAGCCATCAAAGGCGGGAACAGATCGCCGGAGGCCGCCCTCGGCGAGATCAAGGCAAAGGGCCTCGTATTCGATACCGAGATTTCCGTCCGCACTCTCTATCGCTATATCGACCTCGGCCTTTTCCTCGGGATAACGAATAAAGACCTCCCTCATAAGGCGGCGAAAAAGAGGGGTTATCGCCGCGTCCGTGCGGCCCGGGCCCCTAAAGGCTTGAGCATTGAACAGCGCCCGGAGGAGATCAACTCCCGGGAGACTTTCGGACATTGGGAAATGGACACCGTACAGGGCATACAAAAGAGCCGCCCCCGCTTGCTGGTACTCACGGAGCGGCTCTCTCGCCATGAAATTATGATCCCGATAAAGACGAACACCACCGAAAGCGTGGTAAAGGCCCTAAACACGCTCGAGCGCAAATACGGCGCCCTTTTCTACAAGGTATTTCGGTCGATCACCGTAGACAATGGCCCGGAGTTTGCCGACTGCGCGGGCATGGAAAAGGCTTGTCGGCGGAAAGGTGCCCGGACGACGGTCTATTACTGCCACCCGTATAGCTCATGGGAAAGAGGATCGAACGAGCGCCAAAACGGCATGATCCGCCGCAAGCACCCGAAAGGGACAGATTTTGCAACTATTCCGGCCTCTACTCTGAAAAAAACGGAGGAATGGATCAATAATTATCCCCGGAAGATATTCAATTTCCACACGGCGGCGGAGGTGTTCGAGGCCTGTATGAACAGCCTTTGAAAAATAAATTACTAAAATTTTCGCAAATCACTTGACAAGGGGCCATCCAGAAAAGAAAAGTCGAAAATTTTAGTTGACAAATCAGCATCTGGCGGTTATAATAACTGAGCATTGAAGATGCAATGCGAGAGTGCTGGAATAGGTAGACAGGCACGTTTGAGGTGCGTGTGGCAACAGTCGTGTGAGTTCAAGTCTCATCTCTCGCACCAGAGAAACCACGTTAAAAAGTTTCGTAAGAAGCTGCTTGACGTGGTTTTTCTTTTTGTTTTGCTATCAAAAGATTGCAGTTTCAAAATGCGCACCTGTCCCGTGGGTGTTATTTGGGTGTTATGGGCTGAAAAACAGCCGTTTCGATGAAAAACCCGCTCCAAATCCGGAGCGGGTTTTTGCCGTATTTGGGCGGCGCGTGTCCAACTTGGACACCGCCATTTTAGAGCGTTGCGCAGCGGAAACCCGTCACGCACGCTTTGCCGTCTGCTTCCTCGCTGCCAGAAGATCGCCCACGCCGTCGCTTGCCCGCGCTCTGGCATCGTCAAACGTGTGCGCATAGAGGTTCAACGTCGTGCTGGTCTTGGAGTGCCCGAGATTTGCTGAGACTGTCCGTGCGTCCGCGCCGGAGACGATCTGCAAGGTGGCGTTCAGGTGTCGGAAGTGATGCACCCCGTAGAACGGCTGATCGGTGCGCTCGCAGAACCGCTTAAGCCATGTATACGGCGTGTTCGGGTGCATAGGCTTACCGTCCTCGCCCGTAAAGAGCCGCCCGGAATCGTGCCATTGATCGCCGTAGGAAAGTCGTGTCGCGTTCTGATCGGCTCGGTATGCCCGCAGAACGTCGAAAACCACCTGTGGCAGTTTGAGCGTTCGGCGGCTGCTGGCCGTCTTTGGCGTGTCCGTATAGAGCCCGTCCGTGGGATTATACTGCGATTCCCGGCAAACCGTGATAATGCGGTTATCAAAATCAATGTCTGGCCATTCAAGCCCCAGAAGTTCGCCGCGCCGCAGGCCGCTGTAGATCGCAAGCACACAGAACGCCTTCCATTGCAGCGGCGCTGCATCCAACGAATCCACGAACGCCTGCGCCTGCTCCAGCGTCATAACCTCGCGCTCGGCTGCGTCTGGCTTTGGCAGCACGACGTTTTTACAAGGGTTCTGCTTCAACATACCCATGCGGACGGCATATTGAAACACCGAGGAAACATAGGACAGATAGTTTTTGATTGTCTTCGGCTTGAGCCCGCCGCCCGTGGTCTTGTTTACCCCGTCTTCTCCAAGGTTATTAACGAACCTTTGCATATGCCGTGTCGTGATCTTGTCCATGCTCAGATGGCCGAGCGCAGTGTCTGCGCGGGGCGCGTATTTGCGCATCCGTTCGATGCTGCTTTTCTTCATGGTCTTTTCGGCGTACTCCTTGAGCCATTGCGCCGCAAAGACAGAAAACTTGATATTGCCGGAAATAGAGCAGCTGTCACATTCCTCTTGAAAGCGCACAAGCGCCGTTTGCAGCTCCTTCTCTGTCCGCTTCGCAGACCATCCCGGTTCAGGCCTCCAGCTTTTCGAGCGGGTGATCTGCTTCCCGCTCGCATCGTATCCACAGGAAGCGCGCAGCCGATAGCCGTCCTTCCTCTTCTCAGCGTAAGCCATATAGCTTCACTCCCGTGTGCCGCTCTGATTGGCTGTGTCCAAGTCTGACACGGCTAGATCATCCAGCGATTTATGGAATAAATCGGGCGAGACGTTAAGCGCTTTTGTCAACAAATAGGTAAAGTGCTGCTGTGCCTGATATAAGCTATACTGAAATACCGCCTCGCCAGATAAAACAGCAAGACGTGCGCTGCTCCCCGTAGTCTCGAATTTCTTATTTGCATCTTGTGCCGCTTCAAGCACAGGTATGGTGACAGAAGACACTGTTTCGGGGTCTAACTCGACCGTTCCCACGCGCTCTTTTGAGAAAGTCTTAGCCGCTCTGCTCAAATCGGCAATGGTATACAACAGCCAGCGTAAAAGCTCGGGCTGTTTTTTTATAATCGCATCTATTTCCGTTTTTACCCCATACGGCAGTTGCTTCATAAAATCAATCGTGAAGTCCGACAAGCCCGTTAAATCAGCAAGATTCATTTCTCGCCGCCTGTCCTTTGAAACTCCAAGAAGAAAATCACAGGAAACATCAAAGAAATTCGCTAGCTTTACCACGATCTCTTTGTCGGGAGCTCGGGTGCCTCGCTCATAGTTTCCAAGTGCCGATTGTGATATGCTGATCTTCTTTGCGAGTGCTTCTTGGGAAAGCCCCGCACTTTCTCTTAACATTTTCAGTTCGTTCCACGGCATGGTGCTACCTCCTTTTGATGGTATTAAAATAGCACAGATAAGCACGTTTGTCAATATAGCATATTATTATTAAAAAATAGACTTGACTTTTACGCAATCAAGTGCTATGCTCGATTCAGCACAAAATTAAACTGATATAAATTCAATTACATTTGGAGGTATCATATGATTATTGCAAAGGAAAACAGCCTGACAAGAGCCCGTATTATTGCCGGGTTTAGCATTGCGGAATTAGCCCGCATTGCGAATGTGAACCACTCGATGATCTGCCGCGCCGAAGCTGGAAAAGGCGTGCGCCCGGAAACTGCAAAAAAGGTTTGCGACGCGCTTCATTCCAGCTTTGATGATTTATTTCTGATCGTAAAAAAGGAGGAAGCATAACCATGTGTCTTCCGAGAATGAGAACCGCCGAAGGAGTGCTCCAGCAGCTGCAAGCGGATGACCCCGGAACGCAAATGACGTTGTGCTCTATCCGTAAGATCATCCGTTCCGGCGCTGTCCACGTCGTACCGTGCGGAAGGAAGAAGCTTGTAGACTATGACTGCTTCCTTGCGTATCTACAGAGCGGGCAGACCGCTGCGCCCGCTCTGGTGGGCGGTATCCGGCCTCTGCCCGAGCGGGTATGAAGGAGGGCGCTGTATGAAGGTAGGAACGGAAAAGGCCGCTATGGGCGCTGTAGAGGTCGGTGTAGCCTGCTGGCTCACGAAGTATAACCAGCTCGGCGCGCGGCTCTTCATCTCATCGGCAGCAGAAGGGAAAGCCATAGAGTGCTATAAAAAGCTGTCCGCCGAGGCCATCTGTGCTGTGAACCAGCCGTTTACGGCAGCGCTGGAGGCCGCAATCTATCGTGCTTTCTGCGAAAAGGAATTGCCGAAGCTGCAAACGCTTGACGCTGTTTTCCCGGGCGCACCCTGTACGCAATGCGTCAAGCGCTGCATGGAACAATCAGTAAAGGAGATATGCACATGAGAAAAGCTTGGTTCAAGCTCACAAGAAACGCAACCGGAAGACAGCTTCTTTGGGAGCTCGTCACCACGGAGAGCGGCGCGAGTGGTTACCGTACTACAGGCCGCATCAACCTAAAACGCCACCAGATGAAAAACCTCACCCATGTCTCGGTCGAAGATATTGAGCGGAAAGCGTGGGACATCATTTCAAGCGGCGTTCCATACCTGAGCCCACGTCGATTAACCGATGAAGCATATCCCGTTATCGTTGGCGCTGTCCGGTTTTTCCTCGGGGGTTCTGATGCTTCACAAGAGCGCCCGCCGCTGTATGCCCCGGACTGGGAGGCCTTAGCCGCGCAGTATGGCGAAAATATTTAGAAAAGAGGTCGCGGGGAACCTTGTGCGCGCCTGCTGCTTCACCATGCCGCTTCCCCGCGATACCGCCTTAGAGCGGGCAGAGAAGCAGAAGATGACCAGCGCCGCGCGTGCGCGGATGAACGTCAAGACCTCATGGGAGAAGTGCCGCCTGACCGCAGCGGCGAACTTCGGCGCGGGTGATCTCTTTGTGTCCCTTACCTACGACGAATCGTCCCTGCCCGCTCATCGGGAGGAAGCCACAAGCAAAATGGCAGGCTTCCTCCGGCAGCTCAGGGCGGCGTACAAGCGCGCAGACGCGCCGGAGCTCAAATACCTGTACGTCACAGAGCACAAGCACGGCGAAGGCCGGTGGCATCACCACGCCTTTATCAGCGGCAGCCAAAGCGCGGGTGAGCTCATCCGCTCGCTATGGACATACGGGAACATCGATATAAAACCCGTTGACCCCTTGCAGCTGGTAGACCTTGCAAAATACTTCTGCAAGGAATCCGTAGATGAGCAGCGCAAGGTCGGCAAGCGTCTATGGACCCCCTCAAAGAACCTCAGTAAGCCGAAAATCGAACGGCAATATGTAAGCGATGATTTCACCTTAACCGTCCCACCGGGCGGCTATCTGATCGAGAACCCAAGCAGCCGCAACAACTACGGCGAGTTTTCCTATCTTGAATACTGGCAACCGGGCAGCGCAGAAAACGCTGTCATATAAGGTGTGCAGCCTGCTTTTTGTGCAGGTTGCACAGCGAAGGGCGGGGCCCTTAAGGGCCTTGGACCTTAGTATATCTAATCGACAGAGGGTGTAGAAAATAAACGGACGGGCGCAAATCGCAGCTCGTCCGTGGTATAATTGCCATAACAGGCAGGCGCGGCGCGCGCAGGGTATCCCCCCCTCGACCTGCCCCACCCATGTTTTCCCAAATGCACCGGAGTGGGGCGGCATTTCCGACGGCGGAAAAAAACACGGCGGGGGTTCGCGCGCGGAACTGCGCACGCAATACACGCCCGCAGCCCCCGCCCGCAAACGCCGCGCCCGCGGCAAAAGCGCAAGCCGTCTCTCGCATCGGTGCCCAAGTCTGACACGCAGGCTCAGAGCGCCGAGCCTATAGCGCCCGCATGGAGCGGCAGCACAGGCCGCCCGCCGCAGCGGTGTCCAAGTCTGACACAGACTCAGAGCACCGAGCCCTCGACTCTCCCCGCAGCGCTGGGACTGTAGCCGAACTCAAAATCTCGCAGCGCGCTTTCTGCCCGCTCTAAGAAGCCCGATAGATGGCGCTCCACCAGATACAGGGCGCTCACGCCCCGCCCGAGCTTGTTTGCGCCGATTCTGTCATACTCCGCGACGCTGACCCGCAGACTCTCAATCAGCTCTTCCGCAAGCGCCAGCGTGTCGAGCGCCGATTGCAGATAGCCCGTCTCATAGTCCAGCATAAAAGCCACGTTCTCCGCTGGTGTTTTCTTGTTCTTGTCTTCCATGATCAATCATCCTTTCCATTCTTGGAGCGGGCAGCGCGCCCGCTCATCGTTTTACCTGTTGGCGCTCTGATCGCCGCCGAGACGCGGCGCGGGCATTGCCAGAAGCCCAGAAAAGGCGGCGTTCAGCTCGGCAACCTCGCGCCGGACACTGTAGGCAGCGACGTACGCCATCCTGATATAGCGCCCCATGCGCTCCCGGCTTTCCTTGATGTCCTTGCACGCTGCATCCATGCAAAAGGACTTCTCGGTGTCGATGTTGGCAATCAGTAAATCGAGCGCCATTGCAGCAGCGTCGATTCTTTCCGTTCTGTCCTCGAAGGTTTCCATGAGCCGGGAAAGCCCCGTAGGGCTTAACCGGTATGCGCAGGTTGGTTTGCATTTCATTGTCTATGTTCCTCCTTATCTTTGCCCGCGGCGGCTATCAAGGCAGCTGAGAGCCGCCGCACAGCTTACGCAATGACGAAGCGGCGGGAAACCGCCGGACGGGTGAATGCCGTGTAGAGGCTTGCGTAGGCGCTCTTGAACGCTTTCGTGTCGAAGCGGCTGCTTGTGACCTCTTTCCATGTGACCTTGTAGTCAAGCCCGCTGAGCGTGTCGGTATCGCGCCGCAGCATCTCGGCTTTGACCTCATTTTCAAGCGCGCTGATCTGCTCGGCCAGCTCTGCCGCCATGCGGCGCAGCTCCCGAAGCTCTGCAACCTTGCTTCCGATTTCACTTGTAGACATTGTGTCTGCTCCTTTCTGATCTGGCAGGAACTCCGGCGGCGGGTGGCATTAAGCATCTAGCGGCATTGCCCATCTCAATCTTCCTTATCTCTTCCCGCTCTTATAGGTGTTCTTGGTTTCCCTCTCGGTACTTTCGTCCACCATGTGCCGGTGTCTGAGCTGTTTTTGATTGTTCCTTTGTGGTGTATCTCTTAACTGTCTTTATTATATATCATTGCGCAACGATATTCAATAGACAGAATAGATATAGTTACGCAACGATATTTGTTCATTTTTACATATTGCGCAATATAGACAAGTCGTGCTATAATGTGGATGATGGAAAAGGGGCTCTACATACGGCCACCCCACGGAAGGGAGACAGACCATGCCTGTATCAAAAGCACAGCAAAAGGCACAAAACAAGTGGATTGCAAAGGCCTACGACCGTATCAACCTGACCGTGCCGAAGGGTCAGAAGGAGCGCTTGCAGGCGCACGCAGAAGCCCACGGCGAGAGCGTAAACGGCTTTATCAACCGCGCCATATCGGAAACGCTGGAGCGGGAAACCCGCTCAGGCGGGCAGCAGGAGGCAGACGCATGACATACCCCGACAGATACCACCTGACCCCGGAGCAGAGCCGCTTCCTTGCAAAAAAGAAGTGGGACGAAAACGTGTATTGCGGAATGAAAATGGAAAACCGCGCCGTGACCTTCCCGCAGACGAAGACAATCTTGGACGGCGTGAACGTTCCCGGCGTGCAGCTGGACGATATCCAAGCTATTCTCAACATGCGCGACGCTTGGCGCTTCCTGATGGGCTCGATTGATGAAGACGTGGCCTTGGAGTATGTCTGCAAGCTCAACGGCTTCATTGCTCGCAACGAGGCTCTGGAGTGGGGCAAGCTGCGCACGGGGAGCGTAGCTATCTCCGGCACGGACTACACGCCGCCTGTGCCGCAGGAAGCAGCGGTGCGGCAGGAGCTGGCCGCGATTCTTGCCGCCGACACAACCGCGACAGAGCGGGCGCTGACGGCCTTTTGCTGGGGCACGCGCGCGGAGCTGTTTTGGGATGGCAACAAGCGCAC